GACGCTCTCATTTCATCATTATAGGTATATCCACGCCAGTTACTTCTAGTGCCGTATCTATCGCATAATTTCATGTACATTTTAGCCAACTCGTCTGTAGTTTTACCGTGTGTTTGGCAAAACTCACCATCTTCGAGTGTACCCTTCCAATGACTTTTTCCTACAATATAAGGAGTATCGTTTTCGTCTACTCTGTAATGAAAGAATGGATGAAAATTAGTTTTCATAGGAACCATTATTTCATCTTCGTTTATTTCAATACCGTTGTCAAGTGTTTCGCCAACATCTAAATCATCGATAACACGATTAAATTCTTCTCTTGCTGGATTTTCTTTTACTTTCTTTTTTGGTACTAATGGAATGTGTTCGGTAGTCATTACTCTAAATACAACATCAGTTTTATCTATTGTATCAATATCTATTTTTTCTTCTAATAATTTACTTAAACGCTTTGCTCTAGCATGACGTGCTAATTCAATAATGTCAGGTGTGATGTCATTAATATCCTCTACGATATAATCTTGTTGGTTATCTGTTACAGGATCAACAAAGGCACAATAAGTCATTTTGCTTAAGTGTATTTGTTTTAGTATATCACGGTTATTTAAATAATTTCTTTTACGAGGCATATTGCTCCTTGTGTTAATCTTAGGTTAAAAGTATTTTACTAAGTTTTGTAGGTTAAAAGAGATGCATATGTTCAAACGTGGGATAACGGTGTGAATGATAATATACGCATATAATTATCAACATAAATACGTTACAGTATTTTTATAGAATTTAACATGTCACAACGTTCAGATATAGACGCTAGATACAATCAGCACTTAATTAACGGTCATAGTTCGGAAAAAGCATGGGATATGGCTGTAACTGAGTTAGGTGGAAAGTTTGGTCACTTTAAATTAATTCCTGGAACAGACGAGCGTGATGCGCAAGTAGTGACAACTGCGGCTTATGATAAAGAACAAGCGGATATTAAACATTATCAAGATACGTACGAAGATTCATTTAAGATAAAGCAAACAAACGATACTAATACAGCGAATGCTAAAACAACAACGTCGACAACTGCGTCTACTAACATCCAAGATAACACAACTGTTACAGGTGGCGAGTCAACTAAATACAAAACTAATTATGTATCAACAGATACACCTAAAAGTCTAGAATGGAAACAACGTGCAGAATCACTTAAACAGAAAAAAGCAGATTTACAAGCAAAGTTAAAAGCACAAGGTAAAAAACACACATTTAACGACCCTGATGTAAAAATATTAGATGCTGATATTGCGGCGGCGGAATTAGCAGAGGAAAGAGCACAAAAACATACAACTACAACCACAGTTATTAATCACGATGCGAGTGGTAATGTAATACCAAATTCAACGGATACTAAAACTGTTAGTCATACAAAAAATGTTGAAACAGGCACAGTAGAAAACGTTAGCGAAGGTAACCCAATTAAACCAGTTGACCAAGCACAAGCAGACAGTAATGCAGGTTTTGAAAACACTACAGCAGTAAAAACACAACGCGATACATTTGTTTCTACTAATGCAACACAAGATGCGGCTAATCAAGCACGAAACGAAGCACAGGATGCACAGGACTTAGCAGATGCGTATCTAGCAACAGGCGACGAAGAAGCATACCAACAAGCACAAGCAGAAGCAAATCAATTAAAAGCAAAAGCAGACGGTATGCAAGCAGATATTGATGCGGCAGAGGATGCTAAATTAGATGCAGAATTAGAAGCGACTAGTGATACACAAGAAATGATGGAGGAAGATTGGGAGTTAGAACAACCACCAACTCCTGAACCATCTGTTGCTGAATTGAGAGGTGCAGGCGACTCCAATGATTGGCGTGTACGTTTACGTTTAGCACCACAGAGCGACTATTTGTACAACGCGCAAAACCCTGGCATTTTATCTCCGTTAAAAGAAACAGATGGAATTATATTTCCGTATATGCCACGTATAGATACAGTGCATCAAGCAAGATATAGTTCGTACGATTTACCACATAGTAATTACAGAGGTTACTTTTATGCTGGTACACATCAGGAACGTGTAATTGTATCAGCTACATTTACAGCACAAGATACAAAAGAAGCAAATTACTTATTAGCGTGTTTACATTTTTTACGTAGTTGTACTAAAATGTTTTATGGGCAAGATGCACAACGTGGTACACCACCGCCGTTAGTATTTTTGTCAGGCTTAGGAGATTACCAGTTTAATGAACATCCATGTGCAGTTGAACTAGTTAATGTAAATTTACCTAACGATGTGGATTATATTAAAGCAGGAAATGCTGGAAGTCGCGATACTGACTTTATGTCTCCAAGAAGTATTCGCAGTGAACAAGCACCGTCTTTTGGCGGAGCATTGAATAGGTTATTTGGTTCCGGTTTATCATTTGGTGGAACGGAAGCACCAACATACACAAGTGAAAGAATTTTCACTAGAAGTAGCGACGAAGGTACAACTAGAGTACCTACTAAAATGGAAATTAATTTTAACTTAGTTCCAATTCAAACACGTGATCAAGTTAGTAACGAGTACAGTCTTAAAGACTACTCTAACGGCTCACTTCTTAAGAAAGGATTCTGGTAATGTACAACGCAACAAGTCCATATTACGAAACAAAAGTAACTAAGTCAGGATTAGGAATGATGGTTAATAGACCTATTCCAAAACTATCAAGTGATGTATCTTTTGAAATTAATACAACATATCACTTACGACCAGACTTATTAGCCTTTGACTTATATAAAAGTGCTGATTTATGGTGGGTATTTGCACAACGTAATCCAAACACATTAGTTGACCCATTAAATGATTTTAAAGAAGGTACGTCGATACGTATTCCAACATTGGATACACTTAGAAATGCATTAGGATTCTAATATGTTAGGACCAATTTTAATCAAGTTAAAAGACGATGAAAAGGGCGATGCTCTAGGAACCAACAAAGGCGAAGAACACGGTTCAGGGTCTGCTGTTTCATCTGCTGACATTGTAGAACAGGATAAAAAAGCAAAAAAAGAAGGTTCAAGGACACAAACTCCTTTTATTGGTTCACAAACACTAGACGATTATACAAAAAATCCACGTTCAACAAGCGGTATAGGAGATAACTTATTAACACCTGATGGTAGTAATTTTACAAATGCCAAAATACCAGAAACATTAGTTGTTAATGAAGCAACAGGGAGAGTAGCAGGCACAGAAGCAGGCGAATCAGTCAAAGCACCTGTTCAACAAGTAACAAACAAGGATAGTGATTCTGATGTTAATGTTACTGGCGGGAAAGGTACTGAACAAGTATCAATTCCAAAGGAATTTTTAGAAGATATTAAATCAAAAGAAAACCCATTTAAAGGCTTTGCTACAATGACTTACAGTGTAAGTTTATATATGATGGGTGTTAGTGAATACGCTAGTATGATTTCAACAGGCGTTAAATCAGTTAAGGACTTAACACTTATATTACAAAGTGGCGGTATTTCAAGTTCACCTGAAGGTAATCACGGTGCAAAACGAAGTCGTTTCTTTGATGTTGATTTTTACATTGATGATGTTGAGTTAAAAGGACTTGTGTCAGGAACTTCGGTCGGTTCACCACATAACCAATTCCAAATGTCGTTTAATATCACTGAACCAAATGGCTTAAGTTTTTTAGAAAGACTTCACGCAATGGTACAAGAGTACAATGTATCAAAAGGTATCAGCGAAGATAGAATTAATTACGGTGCTCAGAACTATTTAATGGTTGTGCGTTTTTATGGATATGACAAAAACGGTAAACAAATTACAGGACGTGACATTGGTGTAAGTGAATCGTTAAGTGATTTAAGTAGTGTGTCTGAAAAGTTTATTCCATTTCAATTTACAGGAATACAATTTTCATTAGAGAACGATGTTGTTAGGTACCGTTGCGATGCAGTATGTCCACAGACCCAAATACCACACGGTGTTGCTAATTCAACAATAACATTTAACGCAGAGTTACTTGGACAATCGGTTGGTGCAGTTCTTTCAGGAGAAGTTACAACCACAGATGATGCAGATTTAGCAGATGAAAATTTAGAAAACCAATTAGATAATCCAGAAGTTGACGAAATACATATTTCTTTAATAGATGCACTTAATACTGCACAGAAACGATTAGTCAGAAACAAACAAGTTGAAGTTGCACACAAGTACGCAATAGAATTCGAAAAGGATAGTGGAATTGCAGAAGCAACAGTTACAACAACTGGCGAATTTACCGATAAAGAAAAAACCCCAATGACTGATGTTAGACAAAAACATCAAGCACTATTAACAAATAAAGGCTTTTACGATAAGAACAAAAAAATGTTTTCTATTACTGCTGGACAATCAATTGTTCAAGCAATTGATATGATTATTAGAACAAGTTCTTTTATATCAAATCAACAAGATATTGTAATTGACGAAGTAACTGGCAAAGTTTCAAAGAAAGAAAAATCGCCTGCTGTGTTACAGTGGTTTAAGATACGAACACAAGTTACACCGCTTGATTATGATAATATACGCGGAGACTACGCATACGAAATTAAGTACGTTGTGTCGCGTTATCAAATTAACAATATTCGTTCGCCTTATTTTGGACCATCTTATTTCCGTGGCGTACACAAAGAGTACGATTATTGGTTCACTGGAAAGAATACAGAAGTACTAGACTTTAGACAAGATTACAATTACTTGTACTACCAAACATTTGGCGGTGATATGGGTGTTCCAAAGATGCAAAACAATGCTCGTGAACTAACCAAACAAGTTTATCAAAATAGTAGTTCTGAATCAACACAAGGTGGAAAAAACAGACGCAATGAAGGTTCAGCAAATGCGGCTAGTTTACTTTATTCACCGTCAGACCAAGCAAACGCGCAATTACAAATTGTTGGTGACCCAGATTGGATGGCACAAAGCGAAGTATTTTATTCACCTGATGCAACAGGAGTTGGGCTAGGACCATTCATGTATGATGGTTCTGTTAATTACGACGCCAGTGAAGTTTTGTTTTCTGTTAACTACAATACAAATGTTGATTATGACTTAAAGACTGGTATTGCTGATGTTGGTCATAGAAATTACGGTAGAAATTTAGGAAGTGGCAAAGGCGGAGATTCTAGAATAAGTTTAATTTACCGTGCGAACACAATAACTACTAATTTAAGTAATGGCAAATTTACACAATTACTTGAAGGAACATTAATGTTGTTTCCTACCGAAGAACAAGTACAAAAAGAAAAAGTTGAGAAGAAAGAAATCTTAGATAACTTGGATAATATGAATTTATCAATAACTGAAGAAGGCGACACTGATGAATTTGGTAATCCAATAGACACAAATTTTGATGGCGATGTTTATCCACATTACGAAGAACGGGATAGAATTATCGCAAGAATGAATCATGATGCAGGAATGAACGACGACTAATGGCTGATGATATTTTAAAAAGCAAAGGACGCACTAAAGGATATAAACTAGATAGAGGTGGAATGCCTGCGGACACTGGTCCGTTTATTGGTAAAGTAATGAACAACATTGACCCTACTCGTAATGGGCGTGTTCAAGTTTACATTGAAGAATTTTCAAAAGGCGACGAAACAGATGCTAGTGGTTGGAGAACAGTTAGTTTCTTGACTCCGTACTACGGTAAAGTAAATCATAACGGAACAACAGAAGGTGTAGGTACGTCAGTAGGAAACGCACAGTCGTATGGAATGTGGTTTACAGCACCTGATGTTGGAACGAAAGTTATGTGCTTTTTTGTTAACGGTGACCCAAGTTATGGATACTACACAGGATGTGTTCCTGAAAGTGGTCTAACACATATGATTCCTGCAATAGCAGATAATGTAACTGAAATTAATCATAAAGATAAAGCAATATCAGAAGACCCACGTTTTTATGAAAAGGAAAAGCCACAGCATAGTTCGGCTGTAGCAACAATGTACCAACAAGGCTTAGATAAAGATACTGTTCGTGGGCCAATTAGTTCAACCGTGCAACGTGAAAGTCCTAGTAACGTATATGGCATTAGTACACCAGGACGCCCAGTGTATGCAAACGGTATGTATGATACTAACGTTAAAGAAACATTACAAAATGACGAAATTGAACCACAAGATGTTGCTATTATAGGAAGACGTGGTGGACATAGTATCGTAATGGACGACGGTGATTTGGAAGGCAAAGACCAACTAGTAAGAATACGTTCAGCAACAGGGCATCAAATTACAATGTCCGATGATGGAGAATGTTTTTATATTACACATGCAAATGGGCAAACTTGGTTGGAGTTTGGAAAAGGCGGAACAGTAGATGTTTACAGTTCTAATAGTGTAAATGTAAGAACACAAGGAACAATTAACTTGCATGCAGACGAAGACATTAATATTAATGCTGGCGGAAATCTTAACCTTAAAGCAGATACTAATATTGAAATGGGTGGAACACAAATACACTTAAACAAAGATGGTGCTAGTACAACACCAGGAACAGCAACTACATTCACAGACAATGAGTTAACTGATGATGGATGGACAGCAGAAGAAACACCATCTTTAAGTTCTATTGTTACAAGAGCACCAACACATGAACCATACGCTTTACATAACGAACCTGCACCAGGACTAACAAGTCCAATAGACAGAGATAAGTTAAATACACAGGTAATTGATTTAATTAATAACTTAAAAGTGGAGCCACCTAAGTACTCATGACTACATATACTGGATACAATACAATAGACCAAGTTAAAAACTTCACTTTAACTGATAAAGAGTTAGTAAAGCGTGATTTACTTAATGCAATTATGATTCGTGAAGGCGAGGTGCCTGGCCGACCTGAAGTTGGTACTAATATTTGGAGTTATGTGTTTGACCCAAATACAGATGATACTGTAAGAAAGATTAAAAACGAAATGCAACGTTTGATTGATGCTGACCCTAGAATTACAGCAGAAGAAATTAATGTGTACGCTAAGAATCATAACGTACTAATTGAAATAAATGTTCGAATTCATCCCGATGTAAACCTGGAAGTTATTAATTTAATGTTCGACCAAAACACAAGTACTGCTAATTTTACATCATAATATACGCAGTTTATAACGTGCATAAATAACGTAAACACAAAATTTACGTTATTATGGCTACTAGTTCACGACAGACAAGCATTTTTGGAATTGAAGATTGGCGTTCGTTATACAAAACGTACAATCAAGCAGACTTCCAAAGTTACAACTTTGAAACACTACGCAAAGGATTTGTTGATTATATAAGACAACATTATCCAGAGGACTTTAATGATTACGTTGAAAGTTCGGAGTTCATTGCGTTACTAGATACAATGGCATTTATGGGTCAAGCGATAAGTTATCGTCAAGACCTAAACACACGTGAAAACTTTTTAGACACTGCAGAACGTAGAGATAGTGTTGTTAGACTTGCTGACTTAGTAAGTTACACACCTAAGCGTAATGAGTGCGCTAACGGTTTTTTAAAAGTGACATCAGTAAGTACAACTGAAAACCTTACAGATTTTAACGGAACGAATTTAGCAAACGTAACAGTACGTTGGAATGATAGTACGAATATTGATTGGCAAGACCAATTTAATACTGTTCTAAATGCTATGATGATTGATAGTCAGAAAGTTGGAAAGCCAGGAAGAACAGCAACTGTACTTGGAACCAAAACTGATGAGTACACGGTAAATTTAACTAAGAACTTAATGCCAGTAATACCATTTAACGCAACAGTGAATGGCGCTAATATGGACTTTGAAGTTACTAGTGCAACAACAGCAAATAGTACATTTGTGTATGAGCCAGCACCGGTTCTTAATGGCGATTTTAATATTATGTATAGAAATGATATGAATGGTTTTGCTAGTGCAAATACTGGTTTCTTTTTTCATTTCAAACAAGGCACATTAACAAATAAAGATTTCACATTAAGTGATAGAATTGCAAACCGTAATGTTGACATTAATACAGATGGTGTTAACAACAATGATGTTTGGTTATACGAGTTGGATAAAACTACAGGCACTGTAATCAGTGAGTGGGAAGAAGTGCAAAACATTTATGCGCCTATCACAAAGCAAACTGAATCATCAGAAAGAAAATACTTTAGTGTAACAAGTAGAGCCAATGACCAAATTACTATGAATTTCGGTGATGGTGTATTTGGTGATATCCCAACAGGTTTCTTTCGTGCATTTATTAGAGTAAGTAACGGACGTAAATATATTATTAATACAAATGATATAACAGGTATTAATATTACAGTTCCATATATCAGTAGAAATGGTCGTGCCGAAACTGCAACATTCACTGTTACTTTAACACAGAATATCAGTAACGCAAGTACAAAGGAAAGTATTGATGATATTAAACGTAATGCTCCTGCAAGATATTACACACAGGATAGAATGGTAAATGGCGAAGATTATAATAACTTCCCATATACAGCATTTAGTAGTATTATTAAAAGCAAAGCAGTTGCAAGAAGTAATATTGGAACGAGTAGACATTTAGATTTAGTTGACCCAACTGGAAAGTACTCAAGCATTAATACATTTAATAGCGATGGTGTAATTTACAAAGATACATCAAGTACAACATTCACATTTAGTTTTGATGATAAAAACGACATTGAAACAGTAATTAGAAATCAAGTAGAACCAAAATTAACTAAGCGTAGTACTATTCATTTATATCATAATAATTTCAACAGAAGTTCGTT